TTGGCGAACACCATAGACAAATACTGCCCTAACTGTAAAGAAAAATTGAAGCGATACGATACTGTGAAACGAATCGTAAGAGGTAAGAATCATTCAAAGAAGCTTGTTGCTATAGAGCGCTATAAATGTCCTAAGTGCAAGACTATTCATCGAGATCTCTCAGAATATGTATATCCTTTCAAGCATTATGAAGCAGATATCATAGATGGAGTAGTGGAAGGACTTATCGGTCCAGATACTTTAGGCTATGAAGATTTCCCTTGCGAGGAAACAATGAAACGTTGGAAGAAGCAGTGCATTAAACCGAGATTGTAATGGTAAATTTTTCCACTGACTTTGTTTTAACAATTTCGACCTTTTAACCTAGAATTAGTGTTGAAAGGAGGCGATGTTCTAATGGGAAATATTATAAGAGCAGAGGTATCGGAGAAGAATCCATACTGGATCGAGAAACATCGACATTACGAATTGAAACATTTTTGTCTGCAATACCCAATCTGGAAGAAGGCGTATTCTTCTCTGAATGGGATGTTAAGTAGACGTGAGGCATTGAACGCATTTGGGAAGGCGCGTCATGTATCAAACCCTACTGAGCGAATTGCTATACTCAAGCATTATTATTCTATCCGTATGGAGATGATTGAGAAAGTAGCAAAAGAAACTGATCCGGAGCTGGCAGAGTACATATTAAAAGGCGTTACAGAAGGATGGAGCTATGATATTTTGAAAGCTAGAATGAATATCCCTTGCTGCAAAGACGTGTACTATACAGCCTACCGGAGGTTCTTCTGGCTGCTGAACAAAGCGCGGGAATAATTCGTGAAAATCGCATTTGCTATTGTGAGAAAAGATAAAGGAGGCATATACATATGCGACAAACAATTTCGGTACCAAAAGATACAAAATTTGTAGAGTTCCAGTTGGATCTCAATGGTGACGACAAGAACGATGTTATAATCGAGTTACAATTTATTGAACGCACTCATTTGGGACGTTGGGGATTTGTAGTGATTTTACCTAATGGAAAAATTACGGGTAAATTGAATGCAAAACCTAACGAGCCATGGACTATCGTAGAAATTGAGCTCGAAAGTAAAAAGATTGACATTGACGTTATTAGAGAACCCGAGGATGACTCCATGATGATTATTACACATTGGTAAAAGAAAAAAGGGGCTGCATATTACAGCTCCTTTATCTTTTTTTTGCCTGGACTTATTTAACGAGCGCCGCTAAGTTATTTAATTGCATATCTATGTGTTGTTTGCGTTCTTTGACTGCAGCTTCGTAGGTGTAATCGCCGTACATCGTTTTTACCTGCTCTGGTGTCCACTCGTCTCCGAGATCTTCCATAGTTTCAATAAACATCTGAATTTCTGTTTCTGTCATTTTATTATATCCTTTCTTTTCTAGTTTAATCGTCAAATCTGCTACAAGCTGTCATACAGTCAGGATATGCTGGACAACCGCAAGCAACACATCCACCAGGAATTTCGTCGTCTGATGGTTCGCGAGAATCGCTTTCGTATTCATATTCCGAGCAGTCTACAGTGTAACCGCATTCCGGGCAGACAAATTTTAAAAGCCCACCTTCTTCTATCTGATCCATTTCCACTTCGCATTCTGGACAGATACCACCACCGTAATCATGAATTGCATTGATTTCTTCAGTTGTCATAACAAAACCCTCCTTTTTGTAGTACGGCTATTCTAGCATATATGAAAATTTTTTGCCAGTAAAATTATTCGCGATTTTATCTTTCTCTTTTATAGGGAATAGATAAAATTTTAAGGAGGATTTTTTAAATGGATTCTGTAAATTTTAACGCAATGGTGGCAACAGCAAACGAAAAATACACAAAGCTTGTTGATTCCATGTATAAAGCTAAAACAGAGGATGATTTGAATAGAAATCTGAATATGATTCATAGCATATACAAGGATGAAATGGATTTGATCGCAAAGTTGCATGACATTACCGTGGAAAATAAATCAGAAGAACGGAAAGTTGAATTAAAGTTATTCGATTTCATGGTGAAGCGCTGAGGAAACTTGGCGTTTTACTTTTTTCTAGGATAAAAACCGTACTGAGGCAACAATATTACGGTTTATATTTATATCATGTAAAAAAAAGAGGGGGGGGGTGAATTAACTTGTTATAAGCGAAATAGATACCTTATTATTAAAATATTCACAATGGAGGAAAAGAAAATGAACTATCTTATTTTACTTATTGGAGTTGCTTTGGGAGTGGTATTAACGCTTTTATTTTTTTATCACAAATCGGGATACGGATATTTCACAGTAGTACCATATGATGATGAAGATACTGGATTTTACAACATAAATGTTCGTATACCAACTCAAGGCGACCTTTCTAAAAAGAAAAGAATTATCATATATAAAGAAGAACAGTCTTCGCAAAAATAACATGGCGTCTTATGAGAATATTACATAAAGGAGGATTTCAAAATGGAAATCGAACAGTTATTGCAGGATGAGATCAAGGATGAGCTCCAAGGGCTTAGTACACTTGAGCTTGGCTCAGACAAGTACAAAGTGACAACAGATGGAATTGTGAAACTGATGGACAAAGCAATCGAGATGGATAAGATCAACAGAGATCAAGACGAACGACAGGCGAATCGAAATGAAGATTTGGAACTGAAGTACAGACAGATTGAGGCTGAGATTAGAGATCGGAAGGTTAAAAATGTCATAACAGTAGTTATATCTGGCGTCGGAACTGTTGTAACCATCTGGGGGACACTCAAGACATTGAAGTTTGAAGAGGTCGGTACGGTCACCACAATGGCAGGTAGAAATTTCATTAATAATCTCTTCAAGAGAAAGTAATATTGGAACAAGGCGCTGAGGAAACTTGGCGTCTTTATTTTACTAATAAGGTATACAAACAATTTGCAGTGTGGTAAAATTGAAAATAGATTATTATTTCGAAAACGGAGGGTTCACTTATGATGAAGAAAACTATTATTGCTTCTATGGTTTTAGTAACAAGTCTGTTAGCAACACCGGTAATGGCGGAGAATAATTTCGGAGTCGATCTCGAGTCCATGAGTTTAGAGGATCTTATTTCTCTGAAAGATGCGGTGAATGAGCAAATCGCTGCAAAAGGTGGAGATAATGTTTTCGGAGCCGGCGTTTATGAAGTCGGTAAAGATATAAAAGCTGCTAGTTTCAAATTAATATGTTATGAAGGAACAGAGCTCACAGATGTGTTTATTTATGAAAACGAAGACGCGATGACTTCCAACGAACCTATATTTAGAGATTACTTGAATTATGACGATAAGAAAACCTCTCAAGAATCTTGTGTTATTAATTTAAAAGATGGTCAGATTCTTAAAACGACAGGAACATTACTCATCGAAGATGCTTCCACCGCTTTCTGGGCTCCGGAGGAATAATATGAAGCTGATTTCATTAAAATGTCCTGAATGCAGCTCCAATCTTCAAATTGAAGAGGGGCGTGATAAATGTTTCTGCCAATATTGTGGTGCTGAGATTTCTCTAAACGATTACTATAGTAGTCATATTTATCGAAAAGTTGACGAAGCACGAATCAAAGAAGCTGAATACAAGAAAGAAGTTAGAGTTAAACAAGCCGAGATAGATAAAGAAGTTAGGCTAAAAGAACTCGAAGTAGAAGCGCGACGAACTAAATCCAGTATTGTCAGAGTGGTTGTTAAATTAATTGCTTTTGCAATTCTTGTAATTGTCGCAGCAATATTTGATGTTGTTGGTAGTACAAATTTTGATTTAAGAGGGCTTGCTAATACAGCAGCTCTTATATTAGTTATGGCACCTATAGTCTTAATCTTTTTGTTTTTAAGCGAAAAGAAATAACCCCACATAAGGGCTTACGTAAATTCTACGTAGGCTCTTATTTTTTCGCTATTTTTACAGCTCCTATAATGAAAGGAGGAATTTTGTATGCGAAAAATGAGTAAAAACGCATGGGTATTTCAAATGACTGTTCATGGCGTAGAACCAGATAATGATGTCATAATTCAAGAACTGATAAATGAGTCAGGCGGTCTTATGATCGGAAAAAGGAAATTTTCGAAAGGCGTGTCTTATTTGTTGGTTGTTGATTTATTGGCATTGGATATCTTAATGACTGGAATGGCAGAAGCATATCCATGCGAAGTATCTTACAGAAAGGCAAAAGTAATAAAATTCTAAAAGTCAGAGTCCTAACCGGGGCTCTTTCTTTTTACTTAGAAGGAGCGACAAATGAAATACCATTACACAAAGCCAACAGAATATTCATCAATGTATGGACAGCTCTACGAATGTAATCATCCAGCATACAACCACTGTACTTTATATTTGATCGGGGATAAAGGGCTGGCGGTTATCCAACAAAGATACGACAAAAAATCAAAATGCACCTGGTGGTCTGAGATCGACCGGTGTTTGACGGATGCTCTATATTTACATTCCAAATTTAAATCAGTCTTTGATAAATACGCCAGTACACCTACGAATGGATTATATCCAACAATGACGGTCCGACAATTAATGTGGAATCTAAGGATGAAACCCATGGTCCGGGAACGCTGGGAAACATATTTCGATAAGACTGGATTTTAGCGAAAATTACATGGGGTGTTATGAAAAAAAAATATTTTAGGAGGGTATCTATGACCGATATTGATAAACAAATAGAATCTTTAGGATATGAGATTCGTGTATCTGATTTATCTTGTTGTTATATTGTATATGAAAATAAAAAACAGGACCAGGAGGTGATCATCGAATGGGAAGATGATGATACGCCTGTTGAATGTTGTAAAATATTTTCGCAAACAATAACAAGAGTAAAAGATTGGTTAGGACATACGAATCAAATGCCTATGGCGCTAACTATTCAAGAGGCGGAGATATTTGTTGCTAAAATTAAAGAATTAAGAGAGGGCTCTTAACAAGGGCTCTTTCTTTTCGCCAATTTTACAATTTCTATTATGACAAAATATTTCAAGGGAGGAATCAGAGATGATTACATTAGCAATTTTATTATTACTTGGATTGGCGTTAATCGTATTCACAATTATTAGCGTTGTCGTAGTTGGCAGCGTTGGGTTTGTGATATTTGGTGACATCATCGTGGCAGTGTTAATAATTGCTTGGATTATCAGATGCATAGCCAAGAAATAACTACGAGCGGAGCTGGCAACGGCTCTTGCTCTTTCGCGGAGATAACACTTTCTATTATGACTAAATAATTCTAAGGAGGAACAAAGTCATGAAAAATTATTATTCTAAAATTAGAGAATTGGAGAAGGAACTTGAAAGAAATAAAAAGATATATAGCAAGTTATGTCGTCAAAGAGAAAATCTTAACGATCGGAAGGGCGTTGTTATGTTGACCGAGTGTATGGACTTAGAGATACAATTAATATCGGTATCTATAACTATTAGCAGTATTTCTGAGCAATTAAGATATCTGCACGAAGAATATAAGAAATATAAAGAGGAAAATTCAAGGGAGTTCTATGACCCAATGGACAATGTAGATATAGTAATGCTTATTCATAAGGACGGAAGTATTCACGGAACTATTTTATAAGAAGATTAGAGTCTTGGAGAAATCTAAGGCTCTTTCTCTTTCGCGATATTTACACTTTCTTTAGTGAGAAAAAATCAAAGGAGGTATCAAAGATTGGCGGGATTAATCGCAATTTTGGCCGGACTTCTCATATACACAGTATTGAAGTATATTGAGAAATAAGTCGGAACAAAACGATCGAGGTCAGCGATGGCCTCTTTCTTTTATTTTCGCGATATTTTCAACTACTTTAATGGGAAATAGGTAGCTTAACTAGGGCAAAGCGTCAGAGTAAAATCTGAAGAAAACCGACTCAAACTCGGTGCTATTTCTTTTAATTTTGATCTAACTCGCGAAAATAACATAGTGTGTAATGGAAACAATAATAAATTTTATTCGAAAAGGAGAAAAGTTATGATGTATTGCAAAGTTGAGAAAATGATTGAGACTATGGATAAGGTTGTAGAAAAGACTCTGCATCTTGTTACTCCGGATTCATTAAAGTATATGGATTCGGATAATTTAGAGATGCTGCAGCTTTGTTTACAGCTTACGGAAGAGTCGAAGGAAGTTGTTAAAACCGAGGCGGAACAGCTTGATCGTATCGAAAAGAAATTGGATAAATTGTTATCCGCAACAAATAAGATTGGGGCTTAAAAAGCCTCTTTCTTTTGTTTTCGCGATATTTTCAATTCCTTTAATGGAGAAACAGTTAGCTCAGTTGGGAGAGCATTCCACAAGCGAAGGGTCGTGGGTTCGAGCCCCACACTGTTTCTTTTAGCTTTTAACCACTTCATATGAAAAGGAGAAAAACTATGAGATTAGAAACTTTAGCTGTATCAAAACTTATGGAAAGAATGGTGAACAATGGCGCATCGCTGGAAGAATTGAAAAAGGTTGCTGATTACATGGTAACCGCAGCCGTATACGATGAAATGACGGTTAATCTTTATGATGTTGCTGAGAAAAACGGAATTAAAGAACTTGCGAAAAAGTACCCGCCTAGTTTTTCATGGCTTGGCTCCAGCGATACATCTGCAAAAAGAACTGCTCAACTTAAACCATGGCGTACCAAAGCACGAATACGATTTTTCCAAAACTAAAGTAGGCGACAAGATTACAGTCGACTTGAAAGAATTGGGGAAATTCAAAGCTACTGCTCATGAAGTGACGGATAACAACGTTCTTTTCATCTTTGATGATTATATTGCAGAGCGTCCTATGAATGAAAGACCTACGAACAAAGGCGGATATGAAAAATCCGATTTGAAGAAATGGATTGATACCTATTTATATAGTTTGTTCCCATTAGAATTGAGAAAGCGTATCGTTGAACTCACCATTCCTTCTGTTGGACAGGTTGTTGGATGGGAGAACGAATGGAATAAAGAGCATTTTGAAGCCGATGACGATGAACAGCTTCCTCTTATGAAACTGAGAAAAAATAGAGTGGCATATTTTAATAATGAATGTGAATGGGGCTGGCTGCGAAATGCAATAAAGAAAGAATATTCTTCGGCTTCCTTTGCCCTTGTGGTCAACGGCGGCGGTGCGGATTACCTCAACGCTTCGGGCTCTTCTGGGGTTCGTCCGGCTTTCCGATTAAAGAAATAACAGATTAGAAAGGAGACGCCTATGAAGCCAAAGTTATTTTTCAAGAGAAACTCATCCACCATACTGACTGTACTTGGATGCGCTGGTGTTGTGGCAACTGCAGTGTTATCTGCCAAAGCAGCACCAAAAGCAAAGCGGCTGCTAGCTAACGCTGAGTTGGAGAAAGGTGAGGAGCTTACTGTACTAGAGAAAACCGAGACAGTGGCTCTTACATATTTGCCTGTGATATTGACCGGTTCGGCGACTATATTCTGCATCTGCGGAGCACAAATTCTTAACCAGCACCAGCAAGCATCTATTGGAACGAACGCTAATCTTAGAGCTGTTGATGTAATGATGTCCAACAGAGGTCAAAATGGAAATTCTGACGTTGTGGCTGCAATCAACAGACTCGGAAAGAAACTTTCAAATATGGGTAACACATACAATAGTATTGACGGCGTTACTTATGACGAATCAAGTAGTGTAAGCAACGCAATTCAGACATTAACACGAGCTGTGGTAGTAGAAGGGAGGCGATAATAGTGGCTGATGCCAAAAAGAATACTTCAATGGTGACTTTAAGTAAAATCCAGATTCAGAATGGTACAGAACGCACTATGTTCGCCACCTGGACATGGAATAAGAGTCATACTTCTGGCTATAGGGTTATATGGAAATATGGAACAGGTCAGGGGAAATGGTTTTGGGCTTCTGATACGACTGAAACACAGAAACAAAGTGTATGGACAGCTCCGGAAAATGCAACGAAAGTACAGATTTGTGTCACACCAATTTCCGAAACCCATAAAGTAAATGACAAAGAACAGGCGTATTGGACAGGAAAACAGGCATATAGTAAGTCATATGTTTTTCAAAAGGCTGATGAAAAAGTTCCTGATAAAGCGCCTACTCCAGATGCTAAGCTGAATGAGTATACTAAAAATCAGCTGGATATAAGCTTGTCGAACCTAGACAACGATTGGTCTGCCGTCGGAGTCAAGTTCGCGATAAAAAGAGACGACTGGGATTACATGAATGAAATCGGAAGCGTCGAGATAAAAGATCGTGGAGCAAGTATTTCATATATTGTTGAACCTGGACATACATACAAAGCATGTTGCGCAGGATATAACAAGAAAGATCAGCTTGGAGATTATTCTGACTATTCAAGTGAAGTAGTTACAGCACCGTCCACTCCGGATCACTTCATAATTTCCAGAGCAGTGTCTTCCACGTCTGTCGAACTGACTTGGGTAGAAGTTGTCAACTGCACTGGATACGAAATCGAGTTTACTACCAACGATGCATATTTCGATTCAAATCCAGATCAAGTAAGCAGCAAGACAATCGAGTCCACTGCGACGTATGCTACTTTCACTGGTTTGGAGTCTGGTAAGGAATATTATTTCCGAGTAAGAGCTACTAATAGTGCTGGTAATTCCGGATGGAGTATGCACGCTTCAGTTGTTCTCGGCAAGGAACCATCCGCACCTACCACGTGGTCGTCCACTACGACTGCTATGGTTGGGGAATCATTGAATCTTTATTGGGTTCATAATTCTCAGGATGGTTCTTACGAGAAAATGGCAGAACTTGAATTGACGGTGAATGGTTCTACCGAAACAAAAACATTTTATAACAACACGTCAGAAGACGATCAGGATAAAGCTCGTTCTTATTCGGTAAATACAGGGCAATATACGGAAGGTACAACTATTAAGTGGCGAGTAAGGACTTCCGGCATCACCGGTGCGTACAGTGAATGGTCTGTATTACGTGAAGTGAATGTATACGCACGCCCAACGGTTGCTTTAATTGTAACCAATCAAAATGGAGCAGTAATATCTTCATTATCCTCGTTTCCGTTCTATCTTAAAGCTTCTCCTGGACCGGCTTCTCAAAAGCCTATTAGTTATCATGTAGAAATTACAGCTGACGATGGTTATGAGACTGTCGATCAGGTCGGGAACGTGATTCGGATATCTGCCGGTGAGTCTATATACTCCAAATATTTCAATTCCAGTTCGATATTAATAGTTGAATTCTCGGCTGGTAATGTTGATTTTGAAAATGGCATGACTTATACGGCAACAGTCACAGTATCCATGAATTCCGGACTTAGCTGCAGCGCATCGAAAACTTTTACTGTTGATTGGGAAGAGACAATATCTGAACCTAATGCGGAGATTGGATATGATTCTGAGAGATATACTTGTCAGATAAGACCCTATTGTGAAGATATGGACGGAAATCTCATAAACGGCATATTACTGTCCGTATACAGAAGAGAATACAATGGCGAATTTATTGAGATAGCAAGCGGTCTTCCTAATAGTGCGTCTCACTACGTTATAGACCCGCATCCTGCATTGGACTACGCAAGATACAGGATTATAGCCACAGAGACTGCAACTGGGGCTGTTTCGTACTACGATGTACCTGGGTATCCAATCAACGAATCCGGCGTTATTATACAATGGAGTGAAGCATGGTCAGCGTTTGATGTGTCGGATGCGAACGAAGCTGATGTTGTTGACACGCCTCCGTGGTCCGGATCGTTAATAAGAATTCCTTACAACATTGATGTATCAGATAAAGCAGATCCGGATGTAACTTTAGTTAAGTATGCAGGAAGAAAGCGTCAAGTGAGTTATTATGGAACGCAACTTGGGGAATCATCGACATGGAGAGTTGAGATTCCAGCTGATGATAACGAAACATTATATGCTTTGAGAAGACTCATGATTTGGACTGGTGACGTCTACGTGAGAGAGCCGTCCGGAAGCGGATATTGGGCTAATGTCAAAGTATCGTTCAGCCGAACTCATTGTGCACTAACTATACCAGTCACGTTTGATATTACAAGAGTAGAAGGAGGAATGTAACATGCCGGATTGGACGAAATCCATGCAGCAGTCCTTTGAATACTATATTGTTGACCCGGGTACATGGAAAGACGCCGATCAAATCGACACTGTAAAATCTTCAATCATAGAAAGAGATTCGGATGCCGAAACAAAAGGGTCTGCATCTTTTAACATCAATGAGAGACTCGGCGAATGTTACATCCGAGCTTACCTCATCACAATTCAAAATGGAGTTAGAGAAAAATACCCACTTGGGACATTTTTGATTCAGACCCCATCTTCAAGCTTCGACGGTATGGTTCATACAGTTAGCATGGAATCGTATACTCCACTACTTGAATTGAAAGAGAATCCTCCGCCTGTTGGTTATTTTCTTCCGAAAGGCTCTAATATCATGGAGGAAGCATACAAGATCATAAGAGAACATGTAAGAGCTCCGGTTGTTCAGGCAAAAAGCAACGAAAAGTTGTATAACGATTTCGTGGCAAATACTGACGATAAATGGATCTCTTTTGTGTCAGATTTAATAGCAAATGCAAAATTTGAATTAGGACTTGATGAATTAGGCCGTGTTTTGTTCTTACCAGTTCAGGATACGGCCACATTACGTCATGTAGCTGAGTTCAGCGATGGTAACAGTTCTATTCTCTACTCAGACATCAGTGAGGAGTATGACCTGTACGGTATTCCAAATGTAGTGGAGGTTGTATATTCAAAGAATAATTCGAATTTTTATGTAAGAGTCATAAACGACGATCCGAATAGTCCGACATCAACCGTAAGTCGTGGCAGAGAGATTATATATCGTGATTCTAACCCGGAATTCTCCGGAGAGCCAACTAACTATCAAATCAAAGAGTACGCGAACAAACTACTTCAAAAACTTTCCACTGTAGAATACAAAATCACTTTTTCACATGGTTATTACCCGATCCGGCTTGGGGACTGTGTGCTGTTAAATTATAAAGCTGCCGGGATAAACAATGTAAAAGCTAAAGTAATCAAACAGTCAATCACTTGTGAGACTGGCTGCAAGGTCACAGAAACGGCTGTATACACATCGAAATTGTGGGGGTGATAATCATTGAGTTTATCTAATGATGTCATATCCCAGTTTGCGAAGACAGTAAACGGTAAAAATAAAGAAAAAACTGAAAGTACGGTTTATGGAACAGTAGCCATTTATGGAGGACAGAGATACGTCAAAATGGATGGCTCAGACTTGCTTACCCCTTGCGATACTACAGTAAGTGCTAATGAGGGAGAGCGTGTTACCGTTCTTGTGAAGAATCATACCGCCACCATCAACGGTAACCTTTCTTCACCATCAGCACGAACTGGGGATGTCGAAGTTGTAAGGGAACAGGTTTTAGAAGTACAGCGGGTGGTTGCTGATAAAGCCACCATCAAAGATTTAGAAGCAGAACGAGCTCGAATCGAAGAATTAGTTGCCGATAATGCTGTGATCAAAGGACGCGTGTCCGCAAGTGAAGCTGATATTGGAGAGTTGAAAACAAATAACGCAAAGATTACCGGTCGACTGGATGCCAATGAGGCAAGCATTAAGAAGCTGGATGCCGAGAAGTTAACCGCTAAGGACGCAGAGCTGAAGTATGCGACTGTTGAAAAGTTACAAGCTACAGATGCTAAGGTTGGCAATTTGGAAACAGATAACGTGTCTGTTAAGGGACGATTGAACGCTGCTGAAGGTAACATTAAGAATCTGAATGCTGATAACGTTGCCATTAACAAGCATTTGAGTGCTAATGATGCCGATATTAAATCCTTGCGGGCAGAAAAACTAAACGCAAAAGACGCTGATATCAAGTATGCGAACATTGATTTCTCCAACATTGGTATAGCAGCTATGGAGAAATTCTATTCTGAGTCGGGTCTCATTAAGAATGTGGTGGTCGGTGATCAAACCATCACTGGTGAATTGGTTGGCGTAACTATTCGAGGAGATTTAATCGAAGGCAATACTATTAAAGCTGATAAGTTAGTTATTAAAGGAGAAGATGGACTTTATTACAAACTTAACACGAATGGTTCTACCATTACTTCTGAACAGACGGACTACAACAGTCTTAATGGTACTTTGATTCAGGCTAAGAGTATTACAGCAGACAAGGTGGCTGTGACTGATTTGGTAGCTTTTGGAGCAGATATTGCTGGAAATCATATAGGAAATGGTGCTATATATTCTGGGGTAAAAACATCAGCTCTTAATACGACAAAAGGATTCTATCTCGGTTCCGACGGACAAGTTGGTATAGGCGATACAAATCATTATATTCAGTTCTATAAGGGAGACAATGGAGAATTTCATCTTAGAATTAGTGCTGAAGACATTTTGTTCGGAAAGAGCAAAAAAACTATCGAAAGTGCAATCAGCGAAATAGATACAAAAGTCAACAATGTTAAATCCATAGTTGGTAAAACGTATACATATCAAATCGGTACAAATATGACAGATGTCCCTACAGGAGGATGGTCTATTTCGATGCCTAATGTTCCGCAAGGACAGTATCTGTGGACAAAAGAGACCACTTTATATTCAGATGCGAGTACTTCAGTTGGATATGTTGCTACCAGAATGGGCGTTGATGGAGCAGGAGGAGCAACCGGTCCACAAGGTCCACAAGGTCCACAAGGTCCTCAGGGCGTTAAGGGTGAAAAGGGAGCAACCGGTCCACAAGGTCTGCAAGGTCCTCAGGGCGTTAAGGGTGAAAAGGGAGCAACCGGTCCACAAGGTCTGCAAGGTCCTCAGGGCGTTAAGGGTGAAAAGGGAGCAACCGGTCCACAAGGTCTGCAAGGTCCTCAGGGCGTTAAGGGTGAAAAGGGAGCAACTGGTCCACAAGGTCCTCAGGGCGTTCAGGGTGTTCAGGGTGTTCAAGGTCCAAAGGGGGATGGTCTTGATGTTAAAGATACCAGAAACACCAACCAATCTCCAATCTGGTATATACAGAATTATCCGATGACAACAGTGAATGAGCTAAAATTGGCTAGTTCACTTGGTCTATCTGGTGAAAGTTATTGTTTATTAACAACATATGTTCCATGGAAAGATAGTTCTGGAGGATATCCTAAACAGACGGCAAAGATAGAGAATCGTGAGTTGTGGCGAGTCGGCATTAATAATACGACATGGGGTAATTGGAACGATGCCTATTCCCTTGCAAGTTCTGCTGACATGGGAATAGCCAACTGGTGTTACAACAATGATCGTACCTATATCAACGGAGGACGATTATATGCCGGAACTGTTACAGCAACTCAGCTTGCAGCTGATTCAGTTACTGCTGACAAAATAGGAGCCGCTGCTGTAACCTCAGAGAAAATAGCTGCATTGTCTGTTACAGCCGCCAAGATTGATGTTGCCGATTTATTTGCGCAAAACATTACGGCAACAGGAACTATTAGCGGTTTGACATTAACGAGTGCAGACGTTGTTGCTAAAAGAATCATCGCTACAAAAGAAATCTCGTTGTCATGTAAAAACACTGCTGATGTCGAAAGGGTTCTTTATTACGATGGAACTTCTGTACGAGTTGGAAAATTACTCAATGCTGCCGGTGCACAAAGTGGGGCTGGATTCGAGTTCTTTGATAAAACAATCACTATGTATGGTAGTCTGAATCTATACAGCGGCGACATTACAATTACTGGCAAAGTTCAGGGAAAAACAATAACTGCGACTGTAGACATGAATACTAATACCATATATGCATCTAATTGGTTTAGATCGCGCGGTACTACAGGATGGTATAGCGAGGATTATGGTGGTGGCTGGTATATGACGGATGCCGATTGGATTCGGGCATATAACGGAAAAGGTATAACAACCAATGGTAACATGTCCATTGGCGGTTATATTCATGGTAATAACATAATAAATACAACCTTCGAATATCAGTCCAATAGAGGATCAGTAGATTGGCGCTTTGGTGCGGCAACGGGTACAGGCGATGAAAACTTCTTTGGCTTTTTTGACGCCAACAATAGAATAATCCCACTGGCAATTGACGGAAATTTCGGAAACATTTACGTTGGGTTCAATGTGGGAGGTTCAGGTTCGAAGACTGCTGTAGGGATTTATCTTGGCGCTCAAGTGGCTGGAAATAGAGCTTTTATTTACCACGGAGATTCGTACGCTGGATCAATATGGATTCAAACCAGACTTGATGGATCGTGGAAATGGTTTAGTCTCGGAAGGGTATGTAGCACAGCTCTTTCCGACATTCGACTAAAAGGTAACATAAGAGACACTGAAGTAGAAAATGCCACCAAAGTTATAGAATCAATGAAAATTCATTCTTTCGAGCGAAAAGATTCTCATAAGAAATACAAGATTGGCTTTATAGCAGACGAACTCGAACAGCTTGATCCTAACCTTGTCGATGGTGGCGGAGAAGTTGATGGACACCCATATTATAAATCTGTCAACAACTTGCAGATGCTCGCATATGTTGTGAAGTCAATGCAAGAACTCAATCAAAGAGTAAGTGAATTAGAAAAAGAAAACGAAAAACTCAAAAGAAAACTTAACTTAAACTAGGAGGATTAACATTATGGCATTAACAACATCAAGAAGTATTAGTTTATCAGGTCAGTCTATAATAAATGGAATAACAGTAGAAACATACAATGCGTCTGTAAGTGAAACAAATCCAGAGAGCATGTATATCAACCAGTCTACTGTAAACCATGAGATGCGCAAGGCGAATCGAGCCCAGTGTCGCAAAGACAGAGACGAATTTGAGGAACTTGCTTACAGTATCCAGGATGAAATAATTTCTAAAGTGGCAACAGCAAAGGAGGACTAAAACATGGATATTTCAACTTTAACTTCATTATTAACCGATCATTTTGTAGTGGTGATCTTTGCGGCTTCATTAATCGTGGGATATATTATCAAGAACACAACCATTTTCAAAAAAGTGCCAAATGATGATATTCCAGCCATTCTTGCTGTATTCGGAGGCATTCTTAACGCAGTAGTATCAGGACCGTCTGTGGAAACGGTTGTGTGGGGAGCTTTTATGGGATTGGCGTCTACAGGTGCGCATCAGGCGTTCAAGGCATTTGTGGAAGGTAAGAGAAGCACAGATACAATTGAGGGGGACAAATAATGCCGGAAGCAGGTTTTCTAATCACATCAGAGCAGATCATCTACCTCTGCGGATTTGTCGCGGCTGTTTGGGGAGTCTACAAAATTATCAAAGAACTTCGTAAGCCATCTGATGATTTGAGAGATAAGGTGGAAAAACACGAACGGCTCCTGGATAACGATAATAAGCGTATACATAAAATCGAGGAATCAAACCAGTTGATTCTCAGATGTATGCTAGATCTCATCAATCATGCGATAACCGGTAACGGAATCGAGAAAATGAAAGAGACAAGAGATGTTCTGCAAGATTTTCTGATTAATAATTGATAAGTAATGAAGAAAGAGGCTGCGTATATTTTACATGGCCTCTTTCTTTTCGCGAAAAGCACATGCTCCTTTATGAGAAAAACATACCTATTGAAGGAGGATTAGATTATGAATAAAAAGAATGAAAAAATTATAAAAGAATTAGTGTGGTTGGAAGCTGTCATAATGACGTATATAGTTACGTTCGTGTTGGTGATGCTTGGGTCAGCCTATGCTGGTGTAATGTTCTTTATGGTTGCATTCTTGGTATTTGGTTTCTGTTTCAGTGTGTGTGAAGAGAAAGATGAGGGTCAGCAATGACTCTCACTTTTTCTTTTAATTTTCCGTACGCAGGCGACGGTCTCCGTTGGTACTATCAAAACTAGAATGGAGGTAGTCAAAATGGAAAATAAAGAAGAAAAGAAGTTACTTACTGTGAAAGACTTGTGTGCATATTTGAGTATAGGAGAAACCAAAGCGAGAGAGTTGTTGCATAATCCTGATAATGGTTTTACTGTTCGAATAGGAAACCGATTATATGCTCACAGGGATAAAGTCGATGCTTGGTTATTGCGAAATATCTTTTAAAATGGTATATTTGGGGTAAGTTCAATTTGGATTTTCCCCATTACGGAAAGGAGTACATATGGGAAAATCACTAAAAGGAAAAGAACTGGGTATCGGTATCACTCAAAGACAAGACGGCTTATATCAAGCTAGATTCACAAATCGCTTTGGAAAAAGGGAAACTTTATATGATAAGAACCTAAACAATCTCAGAACCCAAATGCGAAAAGCCCAGACTGCTGATGACAATGGAGTAAATCTGGTAAAAAGTAACATGACATTAGACGAATGGTATAAGGTTTGGATAACCACATGTAAAGGAAATTGTAGAAATACAACATTAAGCGCCTACGATATAGCGTATAAATCTATAAAAGAGAGAATCGGTCGTGAAAAAATACAGAAGCTAAACCCTGTGATATTGCAATCGGAGTTGAATAAACTGAAAAGCAATCACCAGAGAGTCAGGGTCAAAGTAGTTTTGAATGGTTTATTTATGGAAGCGAAAAGAAATGGTTTGGTACCGCGGAATTTTGCAAAAGATCTTATAACTAAAATTGATAAAGAGACACCAAAAGAGCGACGAGTTCTTGGAATTGAAGAAACTAAATTATTCCTTACATACGCTAAAGGCCATAGATACTATAATTTATTCGTTGTAGCTCTTGAAACTGGAATGCGCATCGGGGAACTAAAAGGGCTGTACTGGAGTGATATAGATTTCGAAAAACGAGCACTGTACGTAAGAAGAACGATGTGTCATATACATGGAGAAAATGGCTACTATTTCGAAGCTCATGATCCGAAAACATTTAATGGAAAACGATTAATTCCACTTACAAATGTATGTATTGATGCGCTTATACGTCAAAAGCTATTAAACGAAACTAGAATTAAAAAACGCAAATGTTGGGATTTCAAAGACCTGGTATTCCCTACAAGCAGTGGCAAACCTTTTCAGGAGGTGTCAGCAATTGACGCAATAAACGAGATACTAAATAAAATGGAAGCTGATGGAATTTGTATAAAAAAATTCACTCCACATGCATTTAGACATACTTTCGCAACAAGAGCTATAGAAAATGGGATGAATCCTAAAACACTTCAAAAAATATTAGGTCACAGCTCATTACAGATGACAATGGATTTATACTGTCATGTTTCAGATGAGACTTTATTTGATGAGATGAAAAAGATGGAAAATCAAAATGGTGTAAAAGTGGTGTAGTAAAAAGACCTATAGTCTGAAAACCCTTGATTTTACTGGCTTTTTGGAACTAATCTTTAAGAAAAAGTTAATTTTATACATTCTACGCTCTAAAAGTGGAAAATTATACTCGATTTTGTTATAATATGGAAAACTGCTTTTACAATTAAATAAAGTAATGCGATATAATGAGGTATCAAGTGGAAGGGGAGAATTATATGAAGAAGAGAGGTCGTGTGCTGATTTTGTTAATAACAGCTGCACTTGCTATTGAGCCCTTACAGCTGGTATATGCAGAGCCTGCAGTGGATAATCTGACAGGAACTGTTTCCCAGGAGACCGGAGCCGAGATAAGAGATGAGAATGAAAGTGCTCAGCCCGAGCCGAAACCTGGCTGGGTATCTGTGGAAAAGGGATACCAGTGGAGGCAGGAGGATGGTAGTTTCCTTCAGCAGTCTGGATGGGTTACGATCCAGGGTAAGAAATATTATCTTCAGAAAGGTGGTATTCGTTATTCCGGATGGCAGACCTTTAAGCAGAAGAAACGCTATTATTTATCTAACGGTGTCCTTGCCTCGAAACGATGGGTAAAGGATAATGGACAGTTTTACTATATACGTAAGAATGGTACGCCTGTACCAGCTGGCAGATGGTTGACAGTAAAAGGACGGAAATACTATATAGGCAAAAAGGGTTATCGTGTAACCGGTCTGAAGACTATCCATAATAAGAAATACTATTTTAATTCCAAGGGTGTTTTGATCAGGAATAAAATAAGCTATAAGATTAAAGGTAAAGAGTACGAGATCAATTCAGATGGTGTTGCAATAAGGGTTTCTTCTCTGAAAGCAGAATGTATGCGTAAGGCGAAAAAATTTGTTGAAAAGCATACCTCCCCTAATATGTCCAATAGTCAGAAGTTTAGAATCTGTTTTAACTATTTGATGGGATATACTGATTTTAAACCATGGATCAATCCTACAGATGCAGAGTTTAAGACTCAGACCTGGCCATATCAGTCGGCAATCTATATGTTCGATAATAATCTTGCCGGAAGCTGTTATGGAATTGCAAGTGCAGTAGCAGCATGTGCCAGGGTATTGGGCTATGAGCCTTATGTGATCGCCACTACAGGAGACCATGGATTCGTAATGATCGACGGATTATATTATGATAACATGGGACCACTGTTTGGTGCTTCTACACATTTCGCTTATTCAGTGCGATCAAAGGTGAAGTTTTAAGGCAGTCTGTCTGCTTTAAAAATATAATATTTATAAAAGGAGAATCAAGAAATGAGAAAATGGAAAAAATTACTTCTTCCAGCCATGTGTGCATTTATGCTCCAGATACCGGTAATTGTAAATGCCGAGGCTGTAGACAGCAGTAATAATGTGACATCTGCTGTTGAAACTCCGGTTGCTACTCCTACACCAGCACTTCTGGATGGTATCGTTAAGAAAGGCTCCAGGACTTATTTTTATAAGAATGGTGTGATGCAGAAGAATTGCTGGAGTCCAGACAAAAAGCAGTATTTTGGTAAGAATGGCGTTGCTTACGCTGCCCCGAAGGTATCTGGCTGTAAGAAGAATATTGTAGTAAAAAAGATTGGAAAGAAATACTACGGATTTGACAGAAATGGCTTTAAAGTGAAAAAAGGCGTATATGCAGATGCTAAGGGTACTCCTTACTACTTTGACAAGAAGGGTGTCCGTGTCGCAAAGAAAAGTAACCAGCTGAAGGCGGCAAGCAAGTACATGGCAGATGGAGCAGTCCTTCGTAAGCTTCTTGGCAGACCTTCCAAGACCAAAACACTTTCCAGCTGTATGACAGGTATCAGTAAAGATCTTAAATTAACCTATGCTAACATTTTCGTACAGCTTGGAAAGAAGACAACTGGCGGAGAAATCGTATATGGTGTTCAGGCACGATAA